AGAGTAGTTAAGTAATTCGCATACTCACTCTTAGGGAATAATTTTGTACGTAACGCATCATATCCTTCAGCTGCTAACTTATTTACCTGGGTCAAAGTGCCTACTTCTGTAGCAAGATTTTTAAATGCCTCTCTAGAGATTACCAACTCCTTACTATTCTCGGCTGTGCCAGCTTTGATCGCATCAATAGCAGCAACATATCTAAGAGCTACTTCACTGCCTGCGATCTTTGCATCTGCATTATTTACTATCATCTCCCGCTCTCGCTCTAATGTATCAAGAATCTCCGGAGTAAGTGCTCTCATGAAATCCGCAGGTGTTTGTTGTATGATAGCTTGAAGTCCTGCCGCCGCATTTTTTAGCTTATTCATTCTATCTCTATCTTCGGCCATCGCATCCCGGCGGTCATCCGGCCTCATCCCAGCATAGCGGGTAGGAACTACCCCTTTGTCAGCATAGTTTTGTGCCTCTACCTGCAATCTGTTGAGTTCGCCGAGTTGTTCGCCTGCTATAGTTAGCGCGCCCACTCTATCTTTGAGTACACGGTCTATCACGTCAGCAGAAGTTTGAAAGAGGTTTGTAGATATATTACCTAAAGCTTTTCCTATGGCGTCCAGGCTAGTAATCGTTAGCTTTCCTGTGTCATTCAGTACGTTTTGTATGGCGTTGAAATGCTCTAACTCTTCGTTAACGCTGCTCAGCTTTTCCTTAACATGGTCATACTTGTTGGCTACCACTTCTGCTTCCTCTCCGGAAGACATAAACGCTTTTACTACCTGATATAAGGTATATATCATTCCTAGCCAAGCCGCGGCGGAGAACAAGAGAGAGATAGCCCTACCTGCCACAGAGGCTGCGGTAGTTACAGCAGCCATAGAACCTTTAAAAAATACCTCAAATCTCTTTGTAGCAATTTTCTTTTTTTCCATTGCTATCTGATATTCTGCAACCATGCGTTTATTAGCCAGGGTATTTGATCTCTGCATATTAGCTAAATGTGTCTTGAAGTCTCTTAACTCTTTTCCACGCAGAAGCTTTTTCTTCTCTACTTCGTCTTGTAGTACTTTTATCTGTCGATTACTTAATTGCTTTCCTGCTTGCGCTTGAGCGAGGATCGACCGAGAAACTCCTGGGGGTACTCCTTTGAGTGCGCCTGCAACTCCTGCTTGTGCCACTTTTGGGTCTATACCGGGTTTGGCTGCGTTTAGGGATCGTTGATAGTTTTCAGCGTGCGCTTGTGCTTCAGCAAAACTAAGTTTAGCTTGGTCTGAAACTGCCTTCGTACGCGCTACCACACCATTCAGGCCTGGAATCATCGCTGTAACAGCAGGCTTTAGCATTAAGCCTATTGCGGCAAATACGAGGTAAGGCGATTCTGTTAGTACAGTGGCTAGAGGTCCTGCTACGTAAGCTGTTACTTCTTTGAGTTTATCTAGCATTTCATCAAAAGCGTGTCCAAGCTGTGCGAACTGATTTGCCTGCCCACCTCCTGTAATCGCTAGGATTCTGCTGTACTTTTCTTCAGTCTGTCGAAGAACTTCGTTTGTAACTGCCTGAGTAGCCTCAAACGCGGTTAAGTCGTCTGCATTCTTATTGACTATCTTACCGTAGGCTTCCTTAGCTGTAGTTAGTCGAAGGATAATACCCAATTCATCAAGCAATTCAGGTTCTGCTTTCGTAACACCACGTATCAATCTGTTGTAAGAATCAGTAACGTCTCTGCCCAAAACCATGGAGACATCTTTAGCTGCTGAAGATAGACGGATTAACTGATCAGGAGAGAGTCCAGATGCAATACCAATAGCTGCACCTTGAGAAGCGTCCGTAAAGCTAACCTGAGCATCCGTAGCGGCAATAATATCCTTTGCTAAAGTTCTCATTGCAGTACCTGTACCTGCAGCGTAGGCTGCCTGACCTGCCTGCAAAGATACTAATTGTCCTGCTTGCTTGAGAAAGTTGAAGGCTGCAGAGATAGCAAAAAGCTGAGCGGCTAAGGTTGCATAGGCGGCTACTAAACCTCCTGTGCCTTGCTGCATCTTCGAGAAGGCTTTCGTGCTATTAGACGTAAGGCCTGCGACACCTTTCTGCTTTTTTGAGTAGTTGTCGGCGCTATTGGCAGCTTGGTCTAAACCTTTACCAGCATTTTTTGCGCCTAGGCCAACCTTCTTGGTTGTGCCCTTATCATCTACTTTTACGTCAATATTTACTTTATTTTTCGACATTAGCCTTTCACGTTATGGGTGAAATTTTTTCCACCGCCCGCAGATGATTTTCTTTCGTCTGCCTTTCGTTTTCTTTCTGACTCTTCTGCTCTAGTTTGTACTACGACTCCTTCGTACATTTTCATTATATACATCATTGTGCGCGGTTCTTCAACTTCATACAAACTAAATAAGTATTCTATATTACCCCACTGTTTTCCTAGGTAGCTACCAGACATGCCTTCCCACTTGTCTTCGAGTAGTCCAAATAGAAAAAATGCCACTTGGACCTCCACGGGAAAATCCGAGGGGTCGAGTGGCATCTTTTGGGGTTCGGGCTCTTGCCCTAATTCTTCACAGATACGTAAATACTTGTCTACATCAATTGAATTAGACTGTTTTACATATCTTTCAAGTAGGGTGTTTATTTCTCCTACTTGTTCCCAGTAAAATTTTCGAGATCGCCCACTGTTTCAGTAACCCAGCTATCAAAGTCGCTTGAGTTTCTCATCAAAAGTTCTGCGTTGTCGTGGGTGTATGCAAGTTCATCGTCTGGGTCAAGTGCCGATATATCTACCAAAAGAAGCTCTTCTAGGTAACGATATTTTAGGCCTGTCCAGCCTTTAATCACTGCTTTACAGTACTCTAATAAAAACTTATCTTCGTCAAGAATTTCTTCAGGTTGACGAGTCTTTTTACTAAACTTAGTGCTAACACATTTCTTACGAAGCTTTACTAGCTCTTCTCTGCCTAAGTAACAAAGGCTTACATCCATTCCCGCATATCCTGGGAAGTCTATTGATACAGTCTTGCTTGGCGTCATTAGAGTAGCTAATGAAATAGGGGTGTCACTCATGTTTTATCCTTTCTATATAAATTATGGTTAAAGAGCAGGAAAGTTGTTTTCCGTACTTCTATTTTGTACTACATAGTATAATGCAGTAGGACCTGAAAGTCAAGAACTATTTTTCACAGGGGACGAAAAAAGGGACCGAAGTCCCTTTTTAGCGAGTTACATTTTTATATTAGACTGTTACGCCCTTATAAACAATTGTAGCTTCATCCGCGTCATTGATAGTACTAGGCAAAGCGTGGAAGTTAACCTCTAAGGAGATTACGTCTTCGATACTGTGCGAAGGTACTTCTAAGTGGCAGGAAGGTAAAGTTACTTTCATTGTAGGAGAGGAAGTACCACCGATATCAAACACTAGGTTGAAGTCGTTAGTTACAACATCTGTAGACTCGATTAAGTCTTCAAACAATTCTGCGCTTCCTGCTGAAGCATTGCTCAAATAGCAAGTAAAGTTTCCGCCAATATTACGTGTACCAGTTACGTGACCAATCGGCTGATTGATTACACCCAGAGTCTCTGGAGTTAGGTAAGTAATGTTGTTCTCAAAATTCAAGCTTCCGCCTGTTAATGTAAGAGTATACGAAGCAGCAATAGAGCCTTCTGCGGTATTTCCTGCAGTAGTCAAAGTAGTCAAACGGTTACGAATAAAGTTATTCGTAGCAGTAATGCCTTCATTGATAGTTACAGCAGGAACATTTGTTGCAGGAACCTCTGTAATAAGAGATGCAAAGCCAGCCCAGTTAATAGTAGCAATACCATCAATATCAAAATCAATACCCGCACTATTTACTACGGAAGATTTTAATTTGTAAGCAGTGTGAGTTGCGTCGGCGATAGTACCACTACCCATTACAAAGTAAATATCATAGGTCTTTAAAGTTACCAAGTTAGAACCTTCGAAATCAATGGTACAAGTTGTGGCGGCATTGGTAACATTATTGGCCCAAGCGGCTGAAGTAGAGCCAGCGGAGGCTGTGAAAGCTGCATTGCCTACCAAACCGTTCCAAAGAGCTTCTTCTACTGCGTGCACCTGTGCTGTTGCACCAGAAGCATCCCAACCTGTTGTAGCGCCTGCTGTTGATTTAAAAGGACGAGCATATGTGCTGAAAGACCATTCTGCAGGTGCATAAGAGTCATTGAACATTTGACGGGCGCGTCGGCTAGTTGTACCGCCTGAAGCGGCCATTTCGTTTAGAGTAATTTCGGAAGCATTGGTAGCTTGAGAAAAAGAAAATCCGTCAAGAACCGGAATCTCCCATGTTGTAGTACCGTCTGATACCATTACTCTGGTGTTTCTGCTAAAAAATAGTTCATTAGCCATGAGTTAATCTCCTGTATTATCTTGAAAAGGCTTGGGCGTGAACTTTTGCTCGTGCCAGCATTTTCTAATATCGAACCTCTATCAGCATCTCTCCGACACCTAAAGGATCAAGTACACCTTCGTCAGTATCAATACTAACGACGGTGATCTGTTGGGTATACTGCGTAATATTTTTTCGGTCAGTATACTGTAATCGTGAATTTTCTTCTAGTACGGTTTCTATATCTTCTAATAGACCGTCTAAGGCAGCTACGGAGTCTTCCTCCTGTACATAACATCTAAGAGTTATACTAAGAAAACGATCCTTATAGCCAGCACCTTGATACTCTCTAGTCTCACTCCCCGCGTTTAAATGTACTGCAGGAAACTCCTCTACTTCATCCCAAAACTTTAGTCTTGGAGATACATTGTCGTTTAACGTGGTGAGATATCCACCGGTTCCGTTAATCTGTTTTATTTTTTCCACAAGAGCATTAACAATGCTTAGGCGTCTTGTAGTATAGTCTCTTACTGCCATCACACTCTCCTAGTGTAGAATCTGCCGATCGCAAACTCTGCTGCAATCTCTCGAATAGATCTATCAATCAATTGTCTTGGATCTCTCTCTATAGAAGCTCTTGAATTGCCGCTTCCCATCTCAAATACTTCGTAAGGATCTCTCTGATAAGTATACCCTATACTTGGAAACCCTTTTGCAGTTTTCATTATATCTGTTACCCTTACACTATCAGCAAATCTGCCAGTTCTATTTTCTAGTGCAGGTAGTTGCATATTTTTTCTTACTGTTTCTGGTAACTCTTTATTAAGGGCGACAATCAAAGCTAGTGGATTACTAGTAAAGCCTTTCTTGGCTTTAGATTTGCGAACCCTCTTTAAAGTACCCGTAGAGGCAACAGTCAAAGAAGTCTTCTTTGCTTTCTTTGCTTTCGATACTGTCTTACCAGAACTTTTAGAGCCTTTTTTAGGTAGTGTAGGATCTATTTTAATTTTTGCTCTTACGCTTTTACCAATTTCATCCGTCAGGCTGTGCACAACGTGGGAGGCGACCTTTTGTCTTATAGTACTGGAGCCTTTCATATCTATGAGCGCGTTCCCGTATGTTTTATTGATAAACCTCCTGAATAAAGTAACTAGCTTTCTTTCCATTTTTCCATCCTCAGTGTTGGAACCCTGATCTTGAAACGTAATAATAGAAAAATACTGTGCTCTTAGTTTACCGCTTTTTGTAACCATATTCTTATACTGAACAGATAAACTCTCTACCTGATTAAGATACTCCTGTCTAGTCTCTTCGTCTATTTTTGCCTCTTTTAGAAAGGTATTAAAGTTATCTTTCAATAGGGCCGTCCCGCCTTCTTGCTGTGCGGCTCTTCCCATAGTCTTTGCTATCTGAACTTGAGATACCGCGTACCCTTCCTCTCCGTGGCCTTTCTGTATTTTAGATGATATATCTGCTCTCTTCGATTCATCCTCAACATTAAGAGCTTTATATAAAACCTCTAACATAACATCTTTTATAGACCGTAAACTTGATTCGAAGCTGCCTACAACAAATAAGTTTTGCCCTACTTTTAAGTTTTGGGCGGATAAGATACCATCATTTTTTAGCCTTCGCTTAATAGTAGCTAACCTTCTCTTTCCCTTCTTATTTGCTGAAAACTTATTTTGCAGCTCTAAAGCCCTTTTCCTGCCTGCTTTTAGTGCCTTTCGTAGTAATTGGTTTGATACTTTAATTCCTAGACTGGCCTCTAATACTGTTTTAAATGCGTTCGCATTGCTTAAAATTAGAAGCTGCCCTTGTTGGGTTTCTACTTGCTCTCTTGTTTCTTTGTTACTGTTCAGTTCTTTGAGCAGAGGAGTAGTAAACGACTTTTTAACGTCTATACTAGACATTAAAAGTTCTTATATAAATCCAGTACACGTTTGATATGGTCTGGAAAGCCTACATTACCCGTCTGGCTAGTAGTGTTACTATTCTGTAAAGTTGCACCTGCTAGTGTCTGACGCTGCTTGTACTCGTCTTTATGATAGTATGTAACTAAATCAATTACTGCAAGTTTGAGGTCTGCAGGTGTGGCTGAATATCCACCTTTATAGGTAACTTTAACAGAGCCTGGTCCGGGCGCAAAGCTTTTGTATCCAGAAACGCCATTGGTTCTTAGTATGCTATCAGTCTCCATGTCCACATAGTACTCTCCGTTTGTCTCACTAAGAGTGTTATATGCGGAGGTGAGGCTTTCTCGTTCTTGTACAGAAACTACCTCAACAATAGGACTCTGTTCGAGAGATAACATATGAGAGCTATAATCTATATTGAAAGTCTCAACCTTGTTAGTATCATAATAGTCTCTAATGCCGTTGTTGCAATAAGTTTTTACTAATTGGCTCACAGAAGTCATCAAAGACTCCAGACGTACATCATCGCCGTAGCCAGTAATTTTCATAGCTTCTTTGTATTCGTCTAAAGTAATTAAATTTGCCATTTTCTATAAGTCCATTAGTAAAAACTTAGGGGAGCGAACTCCCCTTCGTTTTTTACTCTGTTACAATTATACGTAAGATGCACGTACTACAGGAGCGTTACCAGTAGTGCCGGCTTCAATCTGATTGAAACCAACAGACTGAGAAGCTACCAGCGCGGTACGCTGCTGAGCTACTGAGTACTCGCTCTCGATGCCAACACCTTTCAGGCGTGGGATCAGGTAGTTATTAACATTAACAGCACAAGCTGCAGTAGTAGTTGCCGCACCAGCAGCATTCAAGTTACTAGCAAGAATGTCAGAAGCAATTACGGGAGAACCGTAAATAGTACCGATCATGCCAGTTACTTTAGAAGCCAAGTCAGAACCAACTTCAGTGATGTCAGTGAAGCCAGGGCCGTCGATAAGCTGTAAGTAGCCATCAACAGGAAGGATGTATGCAACATCAGAAGCATTCATACCAAACTTACCCATGTCTTGACGCATCGCCAATAGACCGTTTGCAGTGATTTCTTGAGCAGTTGAAGCGTCGATAGCAACCTGAGAAGCAGCGGTAACTGTATCAATATCACCAGTAGGTGCAACACCATAAGCGTCAGTTACTGTATCAATACCGTCGTAGCCTACAAGACCTTCACGGATTGAAGCAGCGCCAGCACCAACTAGACACATGCTGTCCATTGCACGAGCGTGTGAACGAGCAAGAGCAGAAGAGATCATTGGAAGCATAGCAACCAAAGTAGCTTCGTCAGTATCATTGCTCAGGAAAGTACCAGCAATCAAGCGATATGCACGCAAGATAACCTGGCTAGTAGCATAAGCACTACCGCCACCACCAATACTGTTAGTAAGAGTGTTGTCAGTATCAGTGATACCATTAGCGCCAAAAGTAGCAAGGGCAGTATCTGGAGCAACTGGAAGTACAGTAGCAGAAGAACCAACAGCTAACTCACGGAAAAGACTAGCAACACGCTGCTCTAAACGTACAGCTTCAGTGAAAGAAGTCTCAACGCTTGAATCGATACCAAGAGAACCTGCACCAGTATAAGTAATATCTACACCAGCTTTTTCGGCGATACCACGAGCGAAGTCAGTGTCATAGCCTTTGCCAGTGATAGCACCAAGTACTTTAGCCTGCAAGAAGTCGTTGCCCCAAGCAGAAGTATCGCCTTTCTGACGGCCAGAGAAGTCACGCTTGCTGTTACGCATAGCTTCCAACTCAGCAGCTTTCTCAGCAACCTGTGCTTCAAACTTCTTAGTGATTTCCTGAAGCTCGCCTTCTTTAGCTTCGTTAAAAGCTTTTTCCATGTCGGCTTGTAAAGCTTCAACACCAGTTTGAATACCTGATTCGATGCTTGATTTAATTTGTACGCCTTCGGCTGCTTTAGCGGCTTCGGCTTCTTGAACTGCTTTAGCTTGTGCTACGTCAGCTGCTTTTTGCTCGGCTAGCTTCATAGCAATCTTAGCAGCTGTGTCTTCAGCTACCTTCTTTGCAAAAGCTTCCAAGTCGATGTTTTGATTGTCCATTTTGATCTCCTGATCTGCGGAAATAAGTTCCGCGCTTTTCGGTGTGTGGTCACTAGCTATATTTGAAGAGATATCTTCGTCCTTAGCCAGAGACTGACCGGCTAGATCTACACGATTAGTGAAAGTTTTTTTGAATTCTTCGTACTCAGTAGTTGAGTCGAAAGACTTCGCGAGCGAAAAAGTAGCTGACTGATTGCAGGGCACGGAAACAACCGATACCTCAAACAACTCAGCGTCCTTAATCATTAGTCCATCGGTTTCCTTGATGTAATCTGCGTCCTTGACTTTGAAACCGACGGAAAAGGCTCCAAGGACACCGTCCTTAACGAGTTCAGCAACATTGCCAGGGGCATTTTTGCTGATCTTACATTCGAGTTCTAAACCATTAGGTCCTGCTTTCATACCTGTGGCTCGACCAATTGGTCGATCATAGTCATGATTAAACAGAATAATTGGGTTTTTCTCAAAATTTTGTAAACCACCTTTTGTCCAAGCCTCTGCTGAGATTGTATCGCCTGCACGATCAAAGTCTACTGTACTAGCCATTCCTCGAATCATTACAGACCCATCGTCAGCTTCTGCAGCTTTAAAGGTAGAAGTTAGATTAAAAATCTTATTCATATTATTTCTCTACTTTAACTTTAGCAGGCTTAGCAACTTTAGGCTTAGCAGGTGCTATTGGCTTTTTTACGGCTGGCTTCTTTACAACTGGCTTTGGCTTAACTGGCTCAGGCTTGATGCCATTAGCTAGATTCCAAAGTTCTGGTTCCAGTACTTTAAAATACTGTAGGAAGTGTTCCCACCCCTTAAAATTACTCATTATATATTTAGGGCTCATACCCTTAGGTCGTTTGCCATCTGATTTATATTCGTAGAAAGTAGAAACTTTACCTTGCTCTGCAAAGTACATTCCTACCTCTCTTACAATTCGGTTTTTCTTTCTAGTGTTAGTCACTGCCATCTTCTGTGTCCTCTTGTGGTCTTCCACCCTCGTCGGGGTTGGCTGCGGAACCTGCTATGTTTGCAGGAACTCTAATATCTTGTGTATTGTCAATTTCTTGAAAGCCTAGACGCTCTCTAGCTTCTGCTGCAGTAATAATACCGCCATTTACTAAAGAAGTATAGTAGGCTGACTGATCTCGTAGCTCTGGTTGAAGAGCAGGTATCTCTGTAACATCTTCCTTAATCTCAAAACCAAAAAATCTCTCTAGTGCATAATTCATCTTTCGATGTATAGGAAGTATGCTCTCCAAATAGTACAAACGTAAATTTGGGCGAATGTTAGCATTATTACCAGAGTCTAAAAGGATTGGAGGGATTCCGAGAGCTTTCAAAATAATCTTCTCGTTTTCTAAGATTGCGTTTTGAAAGTCTAAATCCTTAAAATTTGTATCAGAGATGGAGTCTACTTCTAAGCCACCATCAAGAATAAGAGGTCTACGTCCGCCACTGTCTGGACGGTAACGAGCCTGCCAAGAGGCCATCATACGCTCTTTAATGCGATCTGAAAGAGTATTAGGTGACTTGAGTACTAAGCCAGGAACAGCACCGTTATTAAAAAAGTTATCTTGGAACGTACGCATAGCACGAATAATCTTCATTGTACGCACAGCAGGCTTCAAACGAGAAACGCCACGGTAGGTGCTGTAGAAGGAGTTTTCTTTGATGTGGATGATCTCATCTGGAGAGTAGTCTACATCGTTATACGTATACTTCTCAATATAAGTCTTTGTGTCACTATGAATAGTAACGTTATCGGCAGGTATATGATATAGATGTGCGCCATCAAAGTATATAAAGATATTGCCGTCTAAAAGATAGTCTGTAACTAGGTTGCGTTTAAACGTATTTATATCTTGAAAAGGATTAGGCTCTTTGTTAAGTAAGAGATCAACTTTAGATCTTTTAAGACCTTTTACTATATTTTGTCCTTTGGTAGCCTCGCCTACACGTACGGGAATCTCAGCAACATCATCAACGATCATATTCACACCGCGATTAACAATCTCTAGTTCTTCGTAGAACCTTTCATAGCTAGTGTGGTCTTCTCTGCTTGAGTTAATTTCCTGGACGTACTGCTGAATAGGGTTGAGCTTCTCAACCGTCTCCACTACTGTCTTTTCAAAAGGGTTATACCAAGCCATGTTTTTCTCTTTGAATCTCTACCCAGCGCATTTGTTTCTTTGCAGTCCCTAGCGCGGGGTCTTTGCCGTATATTTTGTGAAGGCCTAAGTGGTGTGTATGACACAGTGTTACTGTGTGGTCATATAGCTCAGCATGGTGCTCTTCTATAAAGTCGTCCCTAAGTGCCATTATGTACTCAGGATTATGCCTGTTCTTAGTAAGCCACTGATTCAACAATGGAGTCAGACTATAAAAATGGTGAAAATCAAGTTGTTCTGCTTCGCCACAAATACGACACTCTGTCGCTTTTTCGTACTTGGACTTTGCTTTGTCCCTTACATACTTTACTACATCGCGTTTTAGCTTAGGCATTTTGGTTCCGTTTCTTGAATTTTTCAATAGAAGAATTATATCTACTTTAAGGTCACTTGTCAATAACTATTTTTCACTAGGTATCGCTAGAAGGATTGATTCGCAGTAACAAATGAGTAGAGCGCATATCGAAGTGCATCCGCCATGTGCGATGCCATATTATGCTTTGGCTTTTCGCGTACTAGGTTAGGATTTGGATCCCACTGATACGCATCTACACAGGCGAGCGATTCCTTCGCAGCTTGATCAACAAAGAGGGCGTCGTTGTCGATAATGGCTGCAACATGGCCAATTCCGTCGATGATAGATTTCTTCGCGTTAATAGTTGATATTCCATAGTTCTGCGCGAAATCGAACCTTGTTTGCTGAGCAGCTGAGTCAATATAAATATAATCAATATCCCAACGATCAATGAGTTTTTGGATTTCGACAGCATGTTGGTCTGTGGTTCTCTCGTTATTAAAATACTCGTCTAGTAAATAGAACTTCTCTGCGTCCCAATCGTAAGCAATTACACACATTGCGGTTGGGTCTCTAAAACCGACATCAAGGCCGGCAAATACATCCATTCTGCTAGTATCAAAACTAGCGAGGTCTTGCACCTGGGTCTCAAAGTTAAAGTTCCAGATCTGACCTTCATAGGTGTTAAAGTCGGCCTCGTACTCCTGCTTGAACTCTGCCTCTGACATAGACTTTCGTGCTTCTGCAATATCGCTCTCAGACATACGTGGGTTGTCTTTATAAGTAGCTCGAACACTGCACCACTCAGGAAACTCATCTGAGTAGCCTCGCATGAAGAACTCAGAGAACCAGTTATTGCGACCCCGTGGCGTGGAGATAAAGATTGCCTTTGAGTTGGGCTTATCTAGGGTAGGTCGTAGTGCTACGTTGAAAGCATCTCTACCATCTGCAAGTGCGGCTTCATCAAAGATAATAAGATCGTAAGAACGACCTACACAAGAATCAACCTGGTTTACAGAACCCATTCGTACTGTAGAACCGTTGGATATTTCAATTACTTTATCTTTGGCGTTATCTTTTGTAACCTCTAAATCAAAGTGCTTAATTAGGTTTCTCTGAAGATCAAAAGAAATCTGAGACAAGGAATAGTTAGGAGACATGATTAAGATTGTAGAGCCCGGTACTAGAGACACGAGCTGTCCAATAATGTTCGCAATATATGTTTTTCCCTGACGTCTAGAAATAGCCGCAGAGATAAAACGATACTTAGGGTTATTCACCGCATTGATAATTGCTATCTGCGAGGGTAGAGGTGTGATGTTTAGTAAGTCCAAATAAGGAGCTACGGGGAGCTTGAGAAACCTTGCCTCAGACTGTAGTTCAACTATTTCGTCAGAGATTATATCTCTCCGACTTATTTCAACTGCCATTTAATTCTTCCTATAAAGTATAATCGTGCAAAGACTCCAACAGGGGTATATGGTATTCTTGAAAACTCATAACCTTTCTCCTCTAAAGCCTCTCGTGTTGTCCATTTTCGTTGTATATTGTCGATATACATATTATCGTATTGTAATACTGCATGACCTTCTCCACCAATTCTACAAAACCGCATCTTGGCTTTAAAAGTTAATATGTCTCTCCAAAAACCTTTCATAGACTTATTGTTAATATTATAGAGAAGAGTTAGGGAGTAGTCTTCGCAGTCTCCTTCATAAGGAGCTTCTTTCAATATAGTCCAAAACTCGTTAGTATGAAACTGCTCGTTGTCATACCGGTACTTCCAGTTTTTATTTAAATTATCAACTTGTTCTTTAAACATTATTTTTTACCGACTGCTTCTTTAGCGTAAAATGCCGCTACAATGGCAGCTACAGATACAAAGTACGTAGGTGCCATATCCCCAAGTGTATCTGATGCTGTGTCCAACCCTGCTAGGGAGGCTAGTACTACGGAGAAAGGGTAGAGCAACATACCGCCGAGTGCAAACCAGGCCATGTTTCTCTGCGCATCTCGCATAGCATCTGCGTCTTCTAATTCTTTCCGTCGAGCTTCAAGGTACATAGCCTCTTCTGCGCTAGATACCTTGCCATCGCCGTTAGTGTCTGCTGGGTGATAGTCTGTCATTATCTATAACTTCTCTCTAGTAACAGCTCGAAAGATACTACTACCTGCCCGTTGGTGGTTGTTCCGGTCGCCACAAAATCTATATCTGTTTTTTGAGGAAATTGGAACCCTTTTGTAAATTCCTGGGTAGTAACATTTTGGAAACTCTCAACCAAGTGCTCTGTGTTGAACAGGTCTCCAGCGTGGCGTATTTTCATACGAATAGCTGCGTCTGATCCTTTCGAAGTACTAACTGTGTAGTTAGTCATGCGAGCCGTATATCCTGCAGGGACGGTGTAAATTGCCATACCTGAAGAGTTTTCTAGTTCTTCAATAGCTGCTACTACCGTAGAACCTGTCTTGACCAATATTAGGCCGGCATTGTTAGTATCTCTATATCTTAACCTAAAGACCCTCTTCCAAGTCCCTGGTACGTTTACGGGGGTGAGTCCTGTAAGAGTAACTGTCGTTGTTTGTAAATTATAGTCTGCATCCAGGCCTTGAATCTCTAAGTCATCAGTATCGTTACCATCGTCACTGGCAGCAGTAATAGCTACAGCAGTGTCAAAAGCCGACCAAGGGTATATAACGTTTTGGCTCCATACAGATTTGAAGTCACTACCATGTAAATTACTATTATAACCAAACTTATAAATAGGAGTAAAATTATGGGATTTATGGGGGTAAATTATCTCGTGCATTACCACTTCACCTTATTAGCCCAATATGCTGCAGACATGGGTCCTTTTGCTATATTCTTAGCGTGTCGTGCTTTAAACGATCTACGCTTAGCTTTCATAGCTTCTGATTCGCCGGCCTTCGGCTTCCCTGCCGTTTTAGCTCCCTGCTGACCGAACCTGATTGTCTTCACCTTGCCAGCTACTTTAGCTACTACAATGTGAGACTTTTTTGCATGACCAGGAGTGCGTTTAGGTTTATTATATCCTGATACTCCTGCTCTTTTTAGTCGAGAGTCTTTCTTTTTACTTTTTCT